CGACGCTCTTCCGATCTGCCATTTCTATGAAAAACACTATGTTCCTGAAACCACAGTAGAGTTAATAGTATCACCAATAATATTTGGTTCTACAAAAGCCGCTGGATGTCTCTCTGTTCCTGTAAAAGTAACATTGTAACCATTCAAATCACCCATACCTGCTCCTGAAGCTGTATTAACTTGTACTTCACAACCATTCTCGAAACCTGCTAATCTAAAGATAGAAGCTCCAGCAGAATCAGTTGCATAATACTCAACCAATACTAAAGGTCTACCATAAGAAAGTAATTTCAATTGTGTTTGAGTAGTCAAGTCTTGGCTTTTTAAAACCAAAGTACCTGTTTGAGTCCAGAAAGATGTCCCGTTGTCTCTACTCTGTTCGTTTGTTTCGTCAAAAGTATTATTGGTTCCTTTTAAGTCATATTTGTAAAATGTAACTGCTGAACCGAATGCTGTAACTTCCTCACTTGTTAATGTTGCTCCAGAATAGATAGCATCATCATAGTTTGCAAAGTAAACAGCTTTAATACCCCCAACAGAATCCTTGCAAGGTTCTAATCTTCCTGCTGATATATCACATGCCATTTGTTATAATTTTTTTAGATTAATAAAAAAAAAGGTGAGTAGGCTCGTTTGGCTTACCCACCCTTTATAGTTTAATTACTTACTCGTTATGCTATAGGAGTATATAATACAATCTCAGCTCCGATACCGTATTGAACAGCTGCAGTTAATCTCATGATGAAGTTAACATTTTTAGAACCATCAATAGGAGCTTGGTCAATAACAGCTACTTCGTTCATATCTGAAGCTAATCCAGTACCGAACCATAAGTTAGATGTTTGAGCAGCGAACATATATGAAGTTCCTAATCCGTTAGCTACGAAGAGTTTTACTCCGTCGAACCAAACGTCTCCGATATCCTGGTTGTTTCCTTTTCCTTCGAAACCATTAGCACCTAATCCAGAAGCTCCGAATCCTCCTAATGCTCTAATATAAGCTCTATAAACGTCTTGAGATACAAAGATTCTTAAATCTTCAGCTCCATAAATAGTAGAAGGAATAGCATCAACTACTTTTCCTAATTCAGCAATTACGTTAGAAGCAGTAATACCTCCTCCAGCTAAAGAAACTCCAGCAACATCTACTACGTCTCCATCAGCAGTAGCTAAAGTTACAAATCCATCAAAATCATCTCCACCAGAGATAGAACCAGTCCAGATTAAACCTTCGATATCTGTAGCTACAGAAGCAGAGATATGACCGATTAAGAAATCAGAGAAAGTTTTAGGTAAGTTGTCATGAGCAGAATATCCCATTTCAGCAGCTTGCCAATCAGAAGCGAATGGAGTCTTACATACACTTAAGTTAACCTGCATTTCGGCTGGTTGAAGAATTCTCTCTGTTTTAGTAATAGAACCAGTTGGAGTAAAATCACAAGTTGCAGAAGCTAAAAGTCCTGATGTTGCTAATTTACTTACTACCTCTTTGTACTTTACGTTTGGTCTAATTGTAAGACCTCCTTTTTCAAGTGTATTAGCACTTAAAAGGGCTGCAGCTATATACTTACCGGCGTGTTCTCCAGCGTATGTAGTTGTAATTGAAGTTGTTGTTGCCATATTAAATAATTATTTATTTTAGTTATTAAAAAGTTTATTAAAAATTCTATCTTTAGTAGACTCTGGAGCTTTAGAAGCAAACTTAAACATTGGTGTTTTATCTACTTTAGCCTCTGGGCTATGTTTTAAATCTTCTTCTTTAGATAATTCTACTTCTGTGTTTTCGTCTTGCGACTCAGCTGCTAATTCTGTTTCAGCTTTTTCCTCTACTACTTCCTCTTTTTGAGATTTTAATTCAGCAATCTCTGCTCTTAATTTCTCAATTTCGCTAAAGAACATTTCTTTTGTAATGCTCTCAACTACTTTCTTTGGTGATGCTGTTTCTGCTTCAGCAGCAACTTCTTCCGCTTGAGGTTCTGCCTCTTCAACCGCTGGAGCTTCCTCTTCAGGTTGAGCTGCTTCTTTAACTTCACCAATAATACCATCTTCTGCAATGACTAAGATTTTTCCATCTTCCAATTCGTATTCTCCCATCGGAATAGGGATTCTATCTTCCTCATTAACAATAAAACACTCGGCTCCGGCTTCAAAAGCATCTGCTTCTAAAACTGTGCCGTTTTCAAGCTTCATTTGCTCCAACTTTACAGTCATATTGAGCAACGTCTTGATTTTATTAATTTGGGTTTTTGCACTCATAAAATTTATTTATATTAAAAACAATTACTATAACTTTTTGTTATATTTTCACTATTTACTTTTGTGTGTTACTACTCTAACACTAGAATCTTGTTTAGGTTGAACAACAACCTTCTCTTTTACCTCTTCTTTAGAGGCTTTCTTTTTCTTTGCCATTAGTTTTTTAATTAAGTTAAACATTATCGTATATCTGCCATTATTGACTTCCATAAAGCAGTACTATTTGAATCTGAGGTATAAGCAAACTCTAAAGTTCCATCTGTTATATTGTCATCCATAAAGAACTGAAAGTTTGAAACTTTTTTATGTGTCTTTGCTTCTTTATAAAATAAATCCTCAAATTGCAATCTAAAAGCCTCTGTTCCTCCTGAATCTTTAAAGATAGCTTCTATTTCGATGGCTGTGTTTGCGCCTGTTGTGAATGCCATTTCTAAACGCACGTTTATCATAGTTCCATCTATTAACTCATCAAAGTGTATCTTGTTGCCACTCAAAAACACGCTTGGAGTAATGTAATGTGGTCTTTTGGTGATTACTGTTAATGCTCCTGCTCCATCATTGGTTAAAGTTAATGGGATATCAGCTGTTGCAGATTGGGGAGTAGTAGAGGAATTAACTAGGTAAATATTACCGCCTAAATGGTCCAACATTGCACCAAATGTTTCTCTCATTTTTAATGCAGTGATATTACCGACGTTGTTTGTAGCTAAATTAGCTTCTCCTAAAGCAGCTATTTCTATGTTTGTTGCCATTTCTTTTTATTTAAAATCGTTACTAAAATCTTCTGAAAATTCTCTACCATATTTCTTAACCTCAACATAAGACTCTCTGGCTAGTTGTCCTACTCCTTGGGCTCTTAGAGAACCATCACAGCAATCAACATGATAAGTATTATTTGGACACAAACATGCTCTTGATATTCTCCTTGGAGAAGTTCTAGAAGGTGTTGTATATTTATTATGCTTCATTTAATATTTGTCTTATTTCTGCCAAGATTGCCTCATTTATTAATTCATCCTCTGATAGTTCATCTTTAATTCCCTTATCTTTGGGTGTTTCTAACTTGTCCGCAAAATATCCTTCAATAGAAAATCCTTTAACTTTCCCACTTTTAACATAGTCAGCCCAAATTTCATCATTATCAACTTTCATCGATACCATCCACGTTCCAACCGGCATTGATAAACCATACTTTCTAGATTTATCATGAACCTCGTCCTCTACAATCCAAGACTCGACAACGGTTAGTCCTGTTATTTTTTCTTGATGCTCTAAAGTTGCTTCACCTTGTTTACCCATCTTAAGATATTTTTGAGAAGCTTTTAAAACTGTATCTTTAGAGAAATAAATATAGAATTCATGTTCTCCATTTTTTCGATAAATAGGTTTGTTAGGAATTAAAGCTGCTCCCATTAGGATTCTTTTTTCCTTGTCCACCTCCGCTAACTTTATTTCTTCGGATTTTAAAGCGATGAAATTTTCTTCTATAGCTGGATGTTCAACAACGGAAATTGCTTCAATTCCATTTAGTTCATCATTTTCATCTAAGATAAGCTCTATAATATTCATATTTTACTTTATATAAAAACAGTTAATAATTGATTTTGTTTAAATTGATGCCCCTTCAACTATATTTCTATCTAAGCTTTGGGCCGTTGATACATCCTTGCTAACAACATAAGCTTTTATAGGTTGATTTTCTTTAGCTCCAATTGCAGAAGCTAATTGATTTGTTTCACTCTTACCAACAATATTGAAATTAGGTTTCTGAATAGTAGGTGTAGCAGCGGCAGATACACTTGAGCCACCTCCTCGGCCACCTCTAATGCTAGGTAATTTTTGAGCAGTAATAGACCTAACAGCAGTTAAACCAGTAGCTAAGACTGTACCTACGCTTGCAATCTTTTGAAGTGTTCCAAATGGTTCAGGTAAAGTGGTTTTATTTGTTAATACCTCTGTTATACCTTGATACGTATTAATAGTTGCTTGGGCGATAGCTGCAGCTTTCCCTGCTTTAGAGTTTTCTCCTAATATTCCGGCTATAGCTCCAAATGTTTGGCCTACAATAGCCACTTTTTGTTGTTGTAGGGCTCTTTCTTCTGCAAGCTCCTTCTCCTTTTTGTCTTTTGCTCTTTGAATGTCTTCGGCATCAAATTTCGCTTGTAAATCTTGTGTAGCTTTTCCTTGAGCATATTCTAAATCGAACGTATCTATTTTAGCTAATTTAGCCGCGTCTATCAGAGTTTTATAATGCTCGAAAACCTTCTGTATTTCTAATTTTCTTTTTTTTGGTCTTCCTCTAAAGCTGTAGCATCTCTTATACTTTTCTTTAAAGTGTCTAGCTCTTTTATTCTAGCTATTTCAGCAGCTTGTATTGCGTTTTGTTCTGAGTCTATTTGACCTTGAATAGTATTT